GCTCTTGTTTTTTCATTTACAAAAGCTTGTCTTTGGTCCATCATTTCTTGAGGAGCTTTACATAATAATAGACCTCCAATTTCTATGCCTTCTTTAAATTGGCTATTGGGGTCTGCTTGTAATACGACTTCTGGGTGTTCCGAATGCTTCACCGGTTCCCAGCCTTCACGCATTTTTGAAGATACGTTCATGTTATCAGGCTCATTCAATAAAGAAACTCGAATCCAACGATAGGCCCATCCAGCTTTTTTAGTAAACTCTGGAAGGAGTGAGGCGGGTTGCCATTTTTTTGCTACGTCTTCTCTTACTTCAGTATCTCTTGATTCTCTTTTAATTACCTTATCCATTTGCGTTCTCCAATTTAATCATTTCTCGTGCATATTGCTCCGGTGTTAACTTAAGCTTTTTAGCAAAAGCAACTTGTGTCTTACTTAGGCGTACTTTTTTCGGCGCGGTACTACGCGTTGCCGGTGCAACTACATTCGAAGGTTTGCGTTGGGCGGGTTTATCCGATTCCAACGAATTATCCCCAAAATTTTCAGGGAATCGTTTTTGCATCGTTTCATCTATACGACGATAGTATTCGTCAGTTGAAGGATTTACCCCACTCCTGACTAATTTTTCATGTAATCCTAAAGCTAATGAAGTCATTTCTTCATCTTTACCAAACCAAGTATTTGCGTCTTGCCAAGCTTGAGCTCGTGGGTCTGGTTTTGGTATATTAGAAGTACTATTTTCATTTAACTCTACACCACTTTCTTGAGTTTGTGAAGTTTTATATTGAGGTTTTAATACTTTAGCTTGTGCTAATTTTAATTGAGCATCATTCATTTTAGCTTGTGCTTCAACTATTGCATCAGTATCTCCACTATCATAAGCTTCACGATAATCACGTTTGGCTATATTAACTTCTGATTCAGCAGATGTTAAAACTGTTTTAATGTAATCTTCTTCTCCTGAACTTAAAGTATTTTGAAGTTTTCTATTGTGATCTGCTACTTTTCTAGCATAAGCAATAGCTTCTTCTTTTTCTCTAGCAGCTTCTTCTTTAGCACGGCGTTCGTCATGCCATACTTTTTTAAGTTGAGCCATACGTTGTTTAACACGATCAGAGTAACCTTCTAGATCATCTTTTTCCAGATCTTCTACCATGTCTTTAGGTAGTGGTTCTTTGCCTCTATCTTCAGGAGGTGTGTCATCTTCTTCTTCAACAAACAACTCTTCTTGTTTAGGTTCTTGTTCTACCCTTTCAACGTCAGAAGTAGATTTTTCAGGTTGAGTTTTTTTACCTTCGTCTAAATTTACCTCAAGTTCTTCGCCTTCTACTTCATCAGGCATTTCATTTATTATCTCTGCCATCTTTGCTCTCCTATGCGCGCTCGTAGCCACGTGGATCATCCACTACAGCTTCAACCGTGTCGTCGTTAATAATGCGGAATTCTTTTCCGTGAATTTTAATTCTAGTACCTGCATAAGCACGAGTAATAACGAAGTCTCCTTCTTTACACCATGCTCCTGTTGGAAACCTAGCTTTATCTTGGTAAGCTAAATCTCCTAACTGCATAACAAATAAGACCACTGTTGCATGTTCTTGTAATTGTTTTACAGAATCTGATTTAATAATACCACCTTCATAAGTATCTTCTGCTTCAGGCACCATACATAATATACGGTATCCTTTAACATCAGGCAGCTGAGTAGTTAGTTTAGCTAAAGCTTCTTCTTCGCTAACTTTTTTACCATCAGTGGTTTCAGTATTTTTAGTTTTAATAGGTGCTCCAGAACTGGAGACTATTTGTGTGTCAGGAGTTGCAATAGTCATTACTTGCCTCCTTTCTTAACTACACTATCTGTAGGAGTAGATTCAAAATCTTCGTCCTCCTTTTGATGCACTACCAGCATATCAGAAATCATCATTTGGACTGTATCAAATCCTCTAACCTGTCCACATGCATGCTGATAACCTGCGAGGTCAGCGGTGCCTCTAGCCATATCTTCTGTTACTTCGTTGCGTCTCTCTTTTATCTGGCCTGATAAATATAAGAGCGTTTCTTTCTCTGTCATGTTAGTCCTTTTTATTAGTTAGTATTGTCCTCATCTTTAGTTACATCTATCTCGGTTTTGTCTTTTAACTTCTGCTCATGAGCAACAGTCTCATCACGCATCCTAGATTCTTTTGCACGCAGGGCAAAGTCTTGGTTTTTCTGCGACGCTTGTATTCCCATTTTTGTTCCTTCCATTAGTTCTTTAGCATTTCTTTCTGCTTGTTGTTGACTAACTTCTGAACCTATTTTAGCTCCAGCTATTCTTTCTTGTGAATCAATCTTCATTTTGTCTAATTCAAGTTTAGCTTTTTCTAGTTCTACATCAGCTGCCATTTTTTGAGCTTTAGTTTGTGCTTCTTGTTGTTTAATTGCAAGCTCTTGTTGTTGCATTTGTACAATAGGATCTTGTTGTTGTTGCTGTGCTTGTTTTTGTTGGACTTCAGCACTGTTTTGTTGTAGTAGTTTTTCTGCAGCGCCAGCTGTTAGTCTAGCTATATCGTTTTCAACATCTACTGGAAGTGGATCATCTACTGGTGGTAGAGGTACACCTAATTGTTTTTCAATTTCTATCCTGTATTGGAAAGCTACGTGTTCAGCTATATGTGCTTCCATAGCCGCTTGTATTAAAGAAGCTTTTGTGCTTTGACCTACTAACATTCTAATCTTAGGGTCATTAGCAAAAGCCATATGCACTTCAATATGTGCTTCATGATCTTGGTCAAGAAATGCTTTAACAGGTTTACTGTTAAGTATATTCATGTTTTCAGATACAGGATCTAATTGTTTTACATCATCCTCGTCTGGTATAAGTTTATTTATATTCTTAACCCCTAAAACTTCTAGCATTTGTTTATTAAGTTCTGGTAAATCGTATATAGTTGGGTTTTGTTGTGCCATTTGCATTACTGCTTGATACTGAACAACTTTTTGTGCCATTGTTGCAGCATTTGGATCAGCTACAGGAATAAGTTGGACTTTATTATAATCATCTTGTTTAGCGCCTGGAGTTCCAGTTGATGGGTCATATACATAGTTAGGATCAGTGTAGTCTCTTATTAAATTTTTAAGTAGACCAAACTCTTTTTTCATTGCATAATAAATACGAGCATTAACTGCTGACATTACTTTAAGGGTACGTTCAAGTATAGCAAGGGTAGAACCAACTGGAGAGTTGGCTGACATATCAGATACTTTCATATCTGCAGCAGAAGCAAAGCGTCTACCTTCGTCAATAATTTTATCCATTAGAGCAGCAAGTACTTGACTTGGCTCTTTATATGGTAGTGGCATTAAGTTATCACGGATAGTTCCAGACGGTGCATCAACATCACGCCACTCTGCTGGTCCAATTGGTGTATCATCACCTTTAATACGTAAGCCCCTTGCTTTGAAACCACCTGGGAGATTTGATAATGTACCTGCGTCTACTAACTGTCTTAATAGCATTGTGCCTGATTTGGAAAAGCCACCAATTAAGTGTATCAAACCAAAGCAGTAAAATCCAAACCCTGGTATATAACCATAGTGAACAAAATGTTCTCTACGCTTTTTCATACTGTCGTCTTGATTCCAATTACGTCTAATAGCTAGAATCTCCGTAGTACCTTTATCAATAGTAACAATGTAAGGTAATGCTATTCCTGTTTTTCTATTTCCATCTTTGTCTTCATAACCTTCTAAGTCAAGGTTAACATTCATCTCTAGTATTTTATATCTATCATCATTAGTAGCATCAAAGCCCATCTGCTCAGCAATTTTTTTCTCAACGGTATCTAAATCATAATCAGGTTCACCTAAATCTATATCTTTATAAAAGCCCATCTCTTGCAAGTTATGAATTTCTTGTTTTGTTTTACGCATCACATGAGTAATACGTTCTGCTGTTTCTAAGTTAGATGCACCATAAGGTACAACCATATCTTCAGCTGGTACAAACAATGACACTTGGCGTTCTAGTGCTGGGTCATAATAAACTTTCTTAAACGCATTACCTGCTAATCCTAGTCCCCATAACATCCTTTCATGTTCAGGTCGATACTCTGGCATTTTATCCATGAGTTGATAGTTCATATTCTCTTGTACACGTTGAGCTGCTTCAACACACTCAGGTGTTTCTTTACCAATAATAGAAGTTTTTACAGGGCCTGCAGCTGGAAAGGTCTCCATCATTGTTTCAGCTTGGAATTTAACTAATGCTTCGGAGAGTAGTGGGTGGTAGACAGCGCATGCGCCTTCCCACGGTTCGGTGCGTTCTTCAATTTTAAGACCTAAAAGTTCTAAGCCATCAACATAAGTTTCAAGCCAGTCTTTTCTTGAGTTTACATCAGTAGAAAAATCTTCAAGTAAATCTGAAGCAAGTTCACCAAGATATTTTTCATCTAGTTCTTCAGCTAGATTTGCAGAAAACTCATCATCATCCATTCTATCAGGATCAATAACTATTTCAGAATCACCTATACCAATAGTAACTTTTTCTGGATCTTCTATTTCTATTTCAATAGCTTCTTCTGATTCAGCTATTTCTTCAACTCCTACTGGAGCTGCATATAGTCCCTTATCTACGTCTGCCATATTATTAAGCCTCTATGTATACGTTACAATTATAGTTACGTTTTTTTATATTCCATTTAGCTGGAACAACCTGTAAATTAGTGGGCTTATGCAAGCCCCCCTTAGTTAATGGCACTATATGATCTACATGCCATTGGAACCCTGTATCTTTTGTTTTAACTTGCGCTAATTTATACATGTCTTCTATTTGTTGTTTAGCTCTTTTATTTAAATATATAGTTGCTCTAAACTTTAATGCCCGTCTATGAGCTTCCCACACTGTTCTTTTGTCTCTATTATTTCTTGCCCACTTTATTTTATAGGCATTCATTTTATCTTTGTTTTTTCTTGCCCATTCTCTTTTTTGTTGAGCTGCTTTTTCTTTATTTTTTTCTTGCCATCTTCTGGCTCTTACTACATGTAACTGTTTGATATGTTCTTTGTTTTTTTCTAAGTATAATCTTAACTTTTCTTTAGAGTTATACGGCATAATATTTTTTATGGTTTCTTCCTCTAAACATCTTTATATCATCTTCTTCATCGGAAGGCAACCTAATAAATCCACCCTGCCTAAACCGAGCTAGCGCTAAGGTCGTTGAGTCAACCAAGTCATCATTAGCTCCAGATGGAAAGTCGTTACATTCTTCTATAACTTCTTTGGCCCATCGCTTGTCAGGAGCCCAAACTATTCCACTTCTAAACAAATCGCTAACTGCGTTAACGCGGCTAATCTTGTCTTGCCCCTTTGATGGAGTAAACTCTCCTACAGGTATTCCCATTCTTCTAAATTCTTGATATAGTGCAGCTCCGTTAGACTTTTTCTCTACAATGAACGAGTCTGGTTCCCATTCTTGATACTCTTCTAGGCACATTTCTTTTAGTTCTGGAAACTCTAGCCTTTCTTTAACTGAGTTGAGCAATATAATGTTGTAGTTGTCTACTTCTTCGTTAAAAAAGACACCCCACGTAGTTAACGCATTGTAATCAGACCTATTATTTTTCTCTTGTGCCGCATCTAACGTCATTATTATAAATTCACACGGTGGTGGGTTTTCTTCTTCCCATATTTGCCACCAATCCCGCTTTATTAGCGCACCTTCTTCAGATGTTGGGTTCTGTAAGTACTGCGCGTTCCAATATCTTATGTCTAGTGCCGCTTTTTTGCTCTGTAGCTCCTCTAAGGGCCAGAACTCAGGCCATAATGACGCTTCATTTCCGCTCTTATCCTCAATTATTGCAGGAAATTCAACAACTTCCCATTCATCTACCTCGTCATTCTTAACCATTTGGTTAATTATCTGTCCTGTCAAGTCTAATTTAGACCATCTAGTCATAACTACAATAATTGCACCACCAGGCATAAGCCTTTGTATCGGACCTGATTGAAACCACTCCCATGCCGGCAAAAATACTTCTGGTTTTCCTAACTTTGCATCTTGCTCAGAGTGAGGATCGTCAATTATGAACAGGTCCGCTCCACGACCAGCCAAAGCACCACCAACGCCAATAGCGAAATACTCGCCGTTATAATTGGTACCCCACCTACTTGCGCTCTTACTATCCGCTTGTAACTCCACTCCTGGAAAAATGTCTTTATAGGGGTCAGAACCCACAAGGTTACGTACTCGGCGGCCGAAGTTAACAGCCAAATCAGCTGTGTGGGAAGCCATAATAATTTTCTTGTGAGGATACTTACCCAGGAACCAAGCTGGTGCCAGATACGAGATAAGTTCTGACTTACCGTGTCGAGGTGCAATGTTAACAATAACTCTTTTCTTTTTTCCTTGAGCGATTTCTTCAAAGATTTTAGCCAATTTTTCATGATGTGCTCCTACTTTATAACCTGGATAGACGTGGTTAACGAAGTCTAAAAAGGTATTTTGTCTTTTAGTTAATTGTGTCTTAGCTTCCAAAGCGTCCAACAACTGTAATAATTCTATTTGTTCGTTTTTAGGCAGTGAACCGATGTTGTCCAGTGCTTGTTTTAGTTTAGCTGGTTCTATCCCAGGTATATTAAGATTCATCTGGTTCTGTATCTTCGTGTTTGATTGAACCTAGTTCACTATCTATTTCTTCATAATCTGCGTCTACTGTGTAGCCGTGTCCTAATATTTTAAACAGCTTAGATTTTATTTGATTCTGCAACTCTTCAGGATCATCGTTTTTAATTACTACTTCAGTTTTTTCAGAGAACAGTCCTACATCAGATATTTTACCTAACAACTCTAACGCTTTTAGTCTGTGTCTTGGATCTGTTAACCCGGTGTCTTCTATAAGTTTGTTTGTAATAAATCTACGAAGTTGCACAGCTTCTGATACAACTTGATGGTCATAGTCTGACAGCATTGCATATAAATGTTGCACTGTAGCTGGTGTATTTAATGCTTTGTTTATTGGGCTTGATGTTTTGGTTTTAATGTCTGGGTCAGTAAATGCTTTAAATAGTTCTTCTGCTTCTACTTTTTCAGATGAACTGACTGGTATCTCTGCACCACCCTCTACTAAAACTTTAGCCGTCGCCGTAGCAACTTTAACTTTCTTATCAAAGGTTGTAGCTTTTTCGTCGTCATAATCATCAGGCAACGGTTTATCAATTTCAGGTTTGATTGTAATTGACATATTTATCCTACTGTGGTTTGCGCATTTATGCGTTGTTGAGAACAGTATAAATCAAAAAGTCAATAAAAACAAACAGAAAACGTAAAGCAACACTAAATATAAACAAGTGTTTAGTAGTGCAAATAATGTCCATATAATATTCATTTAGTGATTGTAGTCATGTTTGTTAATTAATGTGGTAGTGATTATCATTCCGTTTTTTCCTAGCACTGGACCAGTGTTATGAATTTTTTGCAAAATATTTTTTTCGAAGTGCAAAACTATTTGACCGGGGGTAGGTGCACAAAAACAGGGGGTGGGGTTACATTGTCCAGGTTTATGATCGATTTCAAAAATATTATATATTATTTGTACAGATTACTATGTATATAGGATGTGACGGAGTCTCATATGACCGTATTCCACTGGGGGTGGGGTGGGTTGTAAAAGCTGGACTTTGTCTAGGATAGGAGTATAATGAATTTATCAGCTCGAGGGACGGCGTCCCAAAGGTTGAGCTACAAAATCCTGAAATCAGGAATTTGTAAACTTTAAAAACTATTTGGAGATATTCAAAATGAAAGAAAATAAAAAAGGTTGGACTCTAGTATTAAATGAAACACAGGTAAAAGCATTAGACAGTATTCGTTCTAACATGGTAAAAGGTAAGGGTTCTATTGATAACGCTGTTGTTGAGACAGCATCTCATTTAGGCGATGCACCTTCCCTTGAATTATGGCAGGTTACATTCGACAGACTTCAAAGCGACTTTGAGACAGTTAACAAAATTG